AAAGATCCTTTCTTCCAGTTCCCTTCATTTTCATAGCTACTTGGTTTGAACACCATTAGCATGAACTTTCTTTAAATCACTTATCCAGTTGTTTATTACATCAATCTTTTTAGCTCCACCACATCCACAAGGAATATTAAATTTGTGATTAAAATACTTTGCATGTAATTCATAAACTATTTGTAGATCTTTATCTCCAAACCCAGTCTCTATAACTATTAGAAAATTCTCAAATGATTGGTAATCTAAATCAATCATCTTTTGCTCTGTCAATGCTTTATAACTTTTTAATGCCATCTTTTGTTATTATATATTTGTTTAACTTATCTTGCCTTTTATCACATCCACAATCTTCATAGCCAAATAACTTAGCAACTGCTTTTGCAAAACTTTTACCATAACCAAAGGTTATTTTTCTTATTACTAACTCTACTAAATCTCCTAGTTTCATAATCCTATTTTATTCTTTAATAATTTCTTTACTTTAGTGTATGTGTTGTACAAACTAATATAAGTAATGGTAGATTTTCTACTGAGTTCACTAATCTTAGTTCCACTTGCCACTATCTCAAATACTTTTTGGTCATACCAATGTAGTTTCTCAAACTCTTTATTGAACTTTTCTTCCATCTTTTTAAACTCAACCTCCTCTGATCCTTCAATGTTTTGTAATATCTCTGTCCCAATATAACTAACTTTTTTCTGTTTCTTTTTGAGTTGTAGAAACATTGTATAAAGAATCTTCCAAATGTAATAGTAATTAAGATCATCTTCTTGCCCTTCTTTTTTATAAATTATATCAGTTCCTTTTACATTACAAATATGATCTAGTTTAATGTACATTTCCATCACTAGATCTTCAGCATAATATCTATTCAAACCAAAGCTCTTACAGATATTTATCCATGTATTATGTTTTTGATATGCCTTCTCCAGTATGTTCATTCATTAAATCAATCATATTATCTCCCTCTATACTAAACCCAACATTGTTTATTAAACTTCTTATCCTGACTGGGGATTCAAGACTGCTAGGCATCATGCCAGTATCAGTATCTTTGACTTTTCTAATGTGTAAATGAGTTACCATCCAATCTAAGGCTGATTGAATATATCTGTGAATCACAATAAAATTATCACATCTATTACCAAACTTTCCACCACCTTCACAATCTGACATCATAGGAGGAACTGGATGCCCTGCATATTCATGATTAGTACTATGCAATCTTCTTAAACTTTCTGTAACTGCATGAACTGATAACCATAATGCTACACCAGTTTTATGACAAAACATTCTCATATCTGAACATGCTTTATAATCATGCTCATGCATACCTAAAGATCTAGCCATATCTCTATCCTTTTCTAAAGAATTATATGGATCTATGAAAAATCCATGATAATCCCATGACTTCTTAATACTAGTACCTAACTCTAACAACTTCTTATAAGTATATTGTTCATCTATAGATATAAATTTAAAATGAGAATCTACCCACCTACTTCCTTCTTGTAACTTCTCCTCATCAATCTTGTTGATGGGCAAACCCTCTTTATATTCTATTATTTTTCTAACTATTGAATAAGGTTCATTTTCTGCTGTTAGTAACAGAAATCTAAGATCATGCTTTAATGCATACAGAAACATTAGGTAAACTACTGTGTGAGTTTTACCAACATTACTATGTCCTAGAAATATGTTAAATGTACCTTTTTTAAATCTGAAGTACTGATCAAAACTTTTGATACCTAGACCTAGACCTTCTTTTATTTTGCCACTCCTAATGTCATGGATTTTAGAAAGTTGGTCTTTAATGTCTAGTATCATTTATATATTTATTTTAGAAAGGAACTTCATCAAGTTCTCTATCAGGATTGTGATCAGTTGTTGTAACTTTTTTCTCAGGTATAAATTCTGAGAATGGGATATACAATTTACCATTCTTACTTTTCAAAACATCCATGTTAAGATAGCCATTATTTTTTTTATAGAAATCTTTAACATATGGATCTTCAAGAAATTGTGTAAATCTTTCTACACTCAATCTCATTTTTGTTATTACAAAGTCTTTAGGAGATTCCTCCACATAAACACCTGCAACAAAATCAGGTTTTGCCATAATTAGTTAGGTTTAGTTAATAATTCTTTATATATAATATTAGCAGCACTAGCAGCTTGATTAATCATCTTCTGTTGTCTAACTGAAAAGATTAATTGTTTGCCATTGTTGTCTGTATTATCATCATCATATTTCTGAAAATCATCAGAGAATATAAACTGACTAACATTATTCCATGCAACACTTCTAGAAATTGATTCCTGCTGTGTTAATCCTCCTCCTACAGATGCATTTTGTACTGGTGTATTTTGTACTGGAGCATCTTGAGGTGTCTGTTGTAATTTAGCATAATTCTTTTTCACATCTAAGGTGTAGTAGATGACATCACCTACTGATCTTTTAAAATCTCCTATAGCTGAAAAGTTTGGAATATCTCCATTAGCTAATTCTACTGTGTATTTATTGAAAGTTTGATTACCATTTGACCAACTTCCATTTGGTGTTATTGATTTTATTGTACTATTTTTCATATTCTTGTATGCCATCATAGGCAAGATTTATTTTATTTAAATTTAATTTATCAGTTGATTGTTTCCATTGTTGAAACACATTATCTAAAGATTGCACCTTGCTTTCTAATTCAGAAATTTTCATTTTATGCTTAGTGTTCTCTCTTAATAATTCTCTACATTCAGAATACATTTCTTTATAGAGTTCTAGCAGTTGATCAAACCTTAATTTTTGGTCTTGTATCATACTGTCTTTTGCAGTAGGTTCTTCACCCTTATTTTTATATATACTCAAAGTTAAATATTTTTTTCTTACAGCTAATATACAAATATTATTATAAACTATTATAGTTTTTCTAATAAAGTTTTAAAATGTTCTATCATTTCTTCTAAATCTGTAATAGAGTATTTAGCTGTTTCCCTTGATTTTTGTAGTAGTTCACTAGACTTATCTGTATTATATTTTTTATTTAAAAATAATGCAAACTTATATTGTTCTCCTGATCTAAATGTGTTACATCCTGCACATTGAGCTGATACATTTTCTTCATCCCATCTAGTTGCCATATGCCTTCTACTCATAAAATGTCCACAATGGATCTCTTTAATCTTTAATTTTTTTCCACATGTACAACATTTACAATAACCTCTTTTATCAGAATCTCTAGTCCTGATATATAGACTAAATATCTGATCTAGCTTTCTTACTAATGTTTTTCTTTTTGGTTTCTTTGCCATTTTATGAAGGTACAAAAAAAAGGAGAGAGCTAAAGACAACCCCCTCCTCTATCTAGAAATCACCTAGAAACAAAACATAATTATTAATAACTTAATCTTGTTATCCTTCTTAGAAGTTCAACATTAGTTACTGTATCTTCTAAAGTTTCACCTTGTGCATCTTTAATGTATTTATCTAAAAAAGATTCCTCTTTGCCACCTAGAAAAACTCTAAGAACCATATCACCATAGATTAGGTGTATGTTATTATCCTTACACCATTTAGGAAATGTAGTAGATAAAAAAGCAGTAGCACAAGAGTTCATGTCTGTAAAATCTGCTTCATCATCTCTATACTTACAAGTGTAAATCTGAGTAATAATCTCACCATCAGGTGTACCTGATACACTTCTGATATGTATAACTTTTGGATTTATAGCCTCTATAACTAGTTCATCTTGTAGTTTTCTTTCATTTGAAGTTAGAACATATTTATAATCATCCTCCATTGTAAGAGGTGTAATTAAACCATCTTGTGAAAAATGGTAGTAAACAAAATCTGTATTATTATTATTATTATTATTATTTGTATTGAAGATTGAAAAATTTAAGTTAAATATTTAGTTTGTTAAATTAATAACATGACAATATTACAAACTTATTTACAAACTACCAAATGTTTTTAACAAAAATATTATTATATACTAAATTTAGTGTATAATATATATGATAATTATAATAGTAAGTATATTATAATGATAAGTATATATTAATTATATATATATATTAGAGAAAAGGAAATGGTAGATTATTCATGTCAAATAAATGTTTCTTTTTCTGATGAGATCCATCACAATATCCATCTTTATCTTCAGAATTTCCACATTGACATTTTACTTTCTTAGTTTCTTCTTTCATTACAGTTTATTTATTTTCTCAAAAGACCTACCTCCAAAATAAGCACCATATAATAACAACATTAATTGATTTATAATATCTAAATTATATTCTAAGAAGAATCCTATAGCATATACTACTGTAAAGAACACTAAAGTCATAGGTCTTACATTTTTGGAAAGCCAACTATCAGATAAGTTATCAGATTCCCATCTTCTTGTTACAGCATCCATTTCTGCCATATCAAATCTAAGCATCTCTAAGGCTATATCTTTATCTTTTTGAGCTAGTGTATCATCTTTAACAATTAGCTGCTTCAGTACACCCAAAAACCCCTTATTTGGTATGCTTTCTGCTACTGTCTGAAACACCCCTGACTTTCCCAGTAGAAATTGTCCTAGTTTTGTTTCCTTGAACTTCTTTTTGTTTTTCTTTTCTTGGCTCATAATGCTTATAACTTACTAGACCAGTTTTTTCATCCATAAAACTCTCTAGAACTTGTTTTCTATTCTTACCTTCTATATAAGATACATGCACCCACTTAGGAGAATCTTCACCAAACTCCCAAATCAATGTATCAAAGTCTAAATTATCTTTAACATAATCAAATACATCTTTATTAGAAATAGATGTATGGTCCATATCAATATCTATTGCTTGTCCAGTCATATGAACACTTGTCTTACTAGCAAATTTAAGCACACTATTAAGCCTTTCTGACCTATACATGCTAGAAACATATACTGGCTTATCAAAGTGATCTCTAATAGGCTGAAATATCTTCTCTGCTGTTACCTTTAAGTTCTCTAAGTGTTCTGTAGTAGGTTTGTTATCTATTCCTACTCTCTTTGCAGTTTCTGATCTTACTGCCTCTGCTAGTGTTAAGTTCTTGCTTAATTTCATCTATTACATTTTAATCTTACTAAGCCACTTATTCCATGCAGTAGCCACCATGTTATTAAAGGTTTCTAATTTGTTTGCTAAATATCTTAAGATTCTTACCATATTATTTCTTTTTTTGACTTTTTAGTAATTGATTAATTTTTATTATTGTATAGATTATAGTTGCTAAGATTAGAACAGTTTGAAGTCCTTCATTAATATCTGATACAGTAATTATATATACTGCTACTCCTAATAATGTTGGCTCAAAATCTAAACTCATTTTATTTCATTTTATAATTAATAATTTTGTTTATTGATACCTAACATACATATCATTGAAATTACTATATGTTCTACCAGTATATCCACTCTTTGATATACTCACATAAGGTGATACATAATATGGTTGAGATGA